TTAAAAAATACTATCTAATTTATCGACCAGCTTATCCTCCATATCTTGTGTTGTATGAGAGTAGATTTCTAAGGTCATCTTAGCATTCGAGTGCCCAACTCGGTCCATGATCGATTTAATAGGAAGTCCTGATTCTGCTAAAAATGAAATATGGGAGTGTCTGAAAATATGGCTAGTTAAATTTTTGTCTATTCCAGCTTCCTTTCCATATTTTTTTAATATCTGTATAAAGCAAGATATGGTTGTAGGTTGATTCCATCTTTCAAAGCAAAAGATATAATCATCGCTTGACAAAGGCTGGAAACGTTCGCTAAGACGTGCTATTTGTCTTTGAATTGCTTCCATAACAGTCTTCGATACTTTGATTGTCCGTATTGAATTTGTAGTCTTTGGTAGCGTCTTGATTTTGTTTACTGAATCAAAATTACCTGTGATCTCAATTTTGTTGTTTTGAAAATCTACATTCTTCAACTGCAAGGCAGTTAACTCTCCATATCGCATGCCTGTCAAAGACAGAACAAGCACCATATCGGCATACTTCTGGTGGTATTCTCGACCATTTAGAACGTTTACTAAGGTTTTTATTTCATCCATGGTAAGGAAATTATTACGCTTTTTTTCTAGCTCTTCTAAAGTCTTTGGTCTTTGAGGAATTGTAGTATAATCCACTTCGTTATTCTCGATATAAGAATATTGAACAGCGTACTTGAAGATACCTCTGAGTCGGTGTCTGACTTTTTTAGCAGCAATATGTCCATTGGTTTCAATCACTTTTTCGATAGCTTCCTGGAGGAAACGTCTGTCTAAATTGGCCAATAAAGTGTCAGATGGTATGACTTCCTTCATCTTCTTATCAATTGACTTGCAATTATGTTTCGTCGACTCTTTGACTGTTTGTGACCAGGATTTATAGAATAATTTATAAATCTCTTCAAAGGTAATACTCTCTACTTGTTTAGTGTTTAGCTTTTTTTGTATCTTTTCTTGCAAGAGCAATGCCGCTTGATTTCTTGCCTGTGGTGTCTTCTTTTCCATCGTGACTGATACTTTTTTTAATTTCTCAGTGTACGGGTCCTTGTAACGCTCGAAAAATTTATATTTGCCGTTTGGTGATTCTTCCATCCACATTTGCTTTTCACCTCATTTCTTGGTAAAATGGGTATAGTAAAGAGGGCTTTTAAATGCCTTTTACTATCCTGATTGCCTCGCGCTCTCCTCGACCAAAATTTGAGTGTGGGGCTTTTTTATTTTTAATTCAACAAAAAAACGGTAACTAAATTTATAGTTACCGTTTCTACGTGGCAGCTTGTGCCAACCAGATTATTTGCACTAGGATTTCTCCTAGGTTAGTAACTATATTTTATCAAATATATATCATTTTGTCAAATAAGATAGCGCGATTTGATTTCATCGCTTAAAATTTTCATTTGTGGTTCAAGTATTTGTGCAACCCCAATTCCATCTAAAGGATTGATTTTCTTAAAAATCTTCACTTTGTCAATAGTTGTAATTGAATCTAATTTCGCATAGGTTGTTTTATCTAGGTCAGATACATATTTTTCAAGACGTTCACCAGCCAATGCAACGTTATCTGTAAGTTTTTGAACAAGGTTTATTGCACGTTCTTTCTCGTCTAATCGACCTTCTTTCTCCAATTTTGCGATAAGTTCATCAAAATCATCATATTCTCCAAAATGTGATACCAGTTCATTTTTAACCTTATCTTCAGCCGCTTTGATGAGTTGTGTAGTTAGTAGCCCAAGTCCTTCAGCTAAGTTAAACTCTAGCGGTAAATTGTCGTATCCAGGTTTAGAAGTTAAAGGAATAACCGTGATAGTGTTTCTATTCTTTTTGTCTTCTTTGCTAAGCGTAATTGCATAATGTGGCGCAGAAAATTCTGATCCAAAGTTTATCCCAAAATCAACATAGACAAGTGTGCCATAAGGGAACACTCTATTTCTACGACGCTTTCCTTGGATTTCACGCTCTAATTGATTGCTATAATTGGTCATACTTTGACCAAGTCTAGAGGTTTTGAAGTGTTTTGGATTCTCAACAGTCAGTTGTTTCATCTTATCTGTTGAGACTGTCAATTTATCAAGATTATTTTTTTCAAATTGGTCCATTCTCTACCCTCTATACAAATCCACGACTTCGCCGATAATTCGGAAGTCGGTCTCTGGTGTGATTGGCATATCTTTGTACGCTGGGTTTAAGCTATGAAGGTATGCCTGTTCTTTGTCAATGACAAGCTGCTTGATATAAGCATCGCCGTTGTAGTTGAATACTCCGATAACACCGTCATTCAAGTCCACGCTGGTCTGAATGAACACCAGGTCGCCGTCGTGATAGTCAGGCTCCATAGAATCCCCTTTGATTGGAATGACGAAGTCAGCATCGATATCTACTGGCAATTCAATCCGTTCCACTCGTACATCGTTCAAATACTGGCCTGTACCTGCAGAAGCTGGGTGGTCGTAGTAGTCGTAACTGTAGAGCTGAATAGCTTCCGATACTTCGTTTCCCTTCGTTTCTTCTTTGTTTTGACTTTCCAGAAGCTCCTCAGATGTCCGTAGCACGATTTTTTTATTTTGGGTGGTTAATTGTACCACCTTGTTCGTAATCTGCTGTGTGAGCAAATCTGAAGCGTTCGGGAGGGAGGTGGTGGGAGCTATGGATTTTAGTCGAGCAGGAGTAGAATTGATTTGAATTTCCTGATCATCATCAAGCATATTAATTAAAGATTCTACAGAAATTTGCATGCCTTTTGCAATTTTTTCTATTGTCTCATAAGATGGAATAATGGGCTTTTTTGACTTCGGATGTTCATTCTTTTCAAGCATGGAAATGTATCCCTTTGTTAAATCGGATAATTCACAAAAAGCATCCATCGATAACTTATGCTCTGTTCTATACGATTTTAGTAATTCTCCTAACTTCATAAAAAACTCCTTTCTATATATTGTTTAATCTATTATACATCTTTAAATAAAAAAAGTAAATTTTTTTGTTTAACACACTTGACATTTTATGTTTAACGTGTTAAACTATAATCAAGCTTAAGGAAATAACAAAAACAAGCAGGAGAAAAACAATGACTAAAGGACTTACAACACAAGAACAAATCGCACTAGCAAAAGAAATCTTACAAGTTAATAATCGCAGAGAGCGCTCACTTAAATTAGGAGAAATCCTAGATCGTGAAAAACTATCGTCAGATGATATGTACGAATTGTACAACACGCTACTAACGGCCATCAGAGTTTACGGAGACGTTATAGGATTTGACGACAAAGATTTTCAGGAAATGGCTCTTACAATCTTAGTTCTTGAAAAGGTTGAAGAAGCTAAACAAGCTAGGGTAGCGTAGAGAGGCGCGATTCCTCTCCTAGCTGTTGCTCATAGAGCGAAAAACGATAGAAAGGAGTAGTAAAATGAGACCAAGACGGTATCCGTATAGTTTCAAACCAAATCTGATGAACATTTTAGATAGTCGCTTCTATACACGGCTAATTGTTGAAACAGAGGATGGAGCGAAAAAAATAGCAGAAGTCACACTAGATGATGTAACTTCTGCTACAGGATATGTTGTAAGGCTAAGACCAAATTATGACTAGCCTTTAGGTGGGAATGGATCTTTACCGTGGCTGTCACGGCTTTGAATTTTCCCATCTTTGCCATGAATGATTAGTTCGGAACCTTGATTTCGTGAAATCTGTCTAGCAATATTTGTAGCTTCACTCTTTGTAGTAGTATGAACAGTTGCTCTTGAATTGCCAGCACCTTTCACGTTCCAACCACCATTTTTGGCAGGGACAACATGTTGATTTTTACCCATGATTAAATCTCCTTTCTATTGAAATTTTTGACTAAAACGGTGAGAGGTCCTAGTCAATAATGATTATAGCATAGATAACAGAAAAACACAACATATTGTTGACTAAATATATATGTTCAACAACATATAGTGTTAGAGGTGTAAAAATGTGGGAACAATTAAACCGAATAATGCAGGAAAGAAATTTGAATGGTTATCAATTATCTAAGATGTCTGGAGTCAACCGTAGTTTCTTTTCTGATTTGAAAAGTGGAAAGGTGAAATACCTTTCCTGGCCGAACATATGCAAAATTGCTGATGCGTTGGAAATCAGCATCGATGAATTAAGATAAGGAGGTAGGAACGTGCAAGGAGAACGTTTAAAAAAATGGCGTGAGACAGAGAAAATGTCTCAAGAGGAACTCGCAGAGAAGTCAAATGTTTCTCGAACAACAATACATCTAATTGAATCAGGTCAGTCGTCAACAGTCAAGATTCGAACACTTCAAAAATTAGCAGCAGTTTTTGATAAGCAGGTAAAAGATTTTTTTTAAAATGATTGTTTAACAAATTAAACAAAATAAAAGAAAGAAGAAAATATGAATGAATTAAAAATAAGAGAAGATGGTATTTATTTGAATAACCAAAAATTAAAAGGTGTTCAAGCAATCGAAACAAAAAGCACGGTTGAAAGTCACCATGCTACTGTCTACTTAAAATTTATTGCCAAGCTGATTTGATTAGAAAGGAATAACATGATTCATCATTATATAACTCATTATGCAAGCAATGGAAAAGATTACGCCGAAGCATGGATCCAAGTCAATATTTTTGGAATGTGCTTTTGTTTATGGGAAAAGCGTACAACCATTGAACGATTGTACGCATTAGATGAATTTGGATAACAAAAAAAGCACCTGACGAGAAGTCGGGCACTTACTAAAATTTTCAATTTAATTATATCACGAAAGGAACGAATATGGAAGCAATTGAAGTTGTGAGAATAAAAGATGTGATCATCGAAAAGGTTTCGGCCAATGATGAAGAATTAGAACACATCTTCGGATGCACAAAGCGACAAGCAGGAGACATGAGACGAGAGATGAAGAAATTGCCTAGCCAACAAAAACATCTTAGAAACGATGGTCAACTTGTCACAATCAAAGGTTTTGACGCTTACCTGCAATATAGAGGCAGTCGAGACTGGAAAAAAGAAATGGAAACAAGCAAGAAAATGAGGTCGGTGGGATGAAATTACTAGACAAAATCACAAAATGGTTTTTCAACACAACAAAAATCGAAGTCAACACCGATTGGCGATTGGTGGCGTTGGATACGAACAGGGAATTGATAGACCTTCAAGAAAAATATCAGATAGCAAATCAACGTATCGCAGATCTTGAAGAAATCGTAGCAATCTATGAAGAAAAGGAAAACACAAAATGATTGAATATATCTATTTCGGAACAACAATGCTTTTTTTGCTCTGGGCACTAGTAAATGAGTTAGATGACCGAGCAGAATCTAAAAAGAAAAACAGACAACTAATCGCAAGCGACATCGCTCGTATGAATCTGAGAAATTCAGATAAACAATTTACATACGATGTGGACCCACCAGTAGGATTGAAATAAGGGATAGAAATATGAGTGTAAGTCGCAACATGAACGAAATGGAAATTCGGGTGTTAAATATGATTCTTAATTGCGCTACGTTCGACCTTCCAATTCAAGCAAGTGAAATACGTTTAGAAACTGGACTCTCAAAACGTAAGTTAGAAGAAGTCATTGAAAGTCTTCGAGTTAATTTTAGACACCCTATTGTGGCTAAGAAGACGAAACCAAATGGATACTACTTGCCACAAAGTGAGGAAGAGCGACAAGCTGGTCTGGCTCCTTACCGTAGACAAATCTTAACCGAGCAGAAGAATCTTGCTGCTGTCATGAATATTGACTTAGAAAGCTACTGGAGGAAGAGTGTATGAGTGAAGATTTTAGAATACTACCTCATGATCTAGTTGCAGAGCAGTCGGTTCTGGGTGCTGTCTTTATCTCACCGGAAACGATGATATCACTTGCAGACGAATTAACTCCTGACGATTTTTACAAGCCTGCTAACAAGATTGTATTTAAGACCATGTTGTCATTGCTTGAAAAAGGTGAGCCAATTGATGCTACGACTATGGTGTCTGCTCTTACCAATCAAGGTGACATCTCAAATATCGGTGGTATAAACTACGTTGTCGAGTTGGTAAATTCAACACCAACTTCAAAAAATGTGGAGCACTATGCAAAGTTAGTAAAAGAAAAGGCTACGCTCAGAAAGGTAATCGCTGACTTGTCTGATTCATTATCTAGTGCCTACCAAGGTGATGTATCGATTGGTGACATCATTGCTAAAACTGAAAAATCTCTACTGGATATCAGTAATCAAAATGCAGGGACAGGGTTTCGTAATGTGGCCGATATCCTTGATACACATATGCAGATAGTCGAGACTCGGTCACAGACGGATGGATTCGTGACTGGTCTGTCTACTGGATTTGTTGGACTAGATAAAATTACAACAGGACTTCATGAAGGGAATCTTACCATCCTTGCCGCTCGTCCAGCTATGGGTAAGACGGCATTGGCTCTTAATATCGCTAAGCATGTGGCCACCAAGGAAAGAAAGCCTTCTGTCATCTTCTCGCTTGAAATGGGAGCAGAAGAACTGATCGAGCGCATGGTGGCATCAGAGGGCATGGTTCCAGCCTATCATCTAAAGACTGGGAACTTGAGCCCTGATGAATGGAGACGACTTGTACAAGCGCAAAATAATCTCTATGATGCGCCTATTTTCGTGGATGATACGGCTGGGATTCGGATTTCAGATATACGGTCAAAGGCTCGAAAGCTTTCTCAAGAAATGGGCGGTCTAGGCATTATCATCATTGACTACTTGCAGTTGATTACTGGGGCAAAGGGCGAGAATCGCCAACAGATCGTTTCTGAAATTTCAAGGGAATTGAAGATACTTGCAAAGGATTTGAGGGTTTCTGTCATAGCCTTGTCGCAGTTGAGTCGGTCGGTTGAGCAGAGACAGGACAAGCGCCCAATGCTATCAGATTTGCGAGAATCTGGTTCGATTGAGCAAGATGCAGATATTGTAGCTTTCTTGTATCGTGATGCTTACTATCAGAAGGAACAAGCAGATAGTCAGGAAGCAAATAACGTAACAGAACTGATCCTGGAAAAGAATCGGCATGGTAGTCTAGGGACAGTGAAGTTGTATTTTCACAAAGAATACACAAAATTTTCAAGTGTGGAGGAATAGTATATGGCTGAGACATATTATAAAAATGAAGTTGAAAAGTATCAATACTTTCAATTACCAAAATGGCTATTTAAAGAGCCATATAAAAAACTATCAAACAATGCAAAAATTATGTATGCATTACTCTATAATCGTTTGGATTTATCTTTGGAGTCAAAGTGGCATGATCGAAATGGCAAAGTTTTTATGTATTTTACTACAGCTGAATTTTGTGAAGAACTTGGATGTTCAGAGAAGACAGTAACCAAGATTAAAAAGGAACTTGTGACATCAGGTTTGCTAAAGGAAGAGCGTCAAGGATTGACTAAGCCAAATCGACTTTATATCCTTGGTCCCAAAATTGTTCAACAAACAATTCTTGAACCGGAGAAATTACCATCCAGAACCGTAGAAAATACCACTCTGGATACGCAAGAAGTACAAACAATAAAGACTGATATTATAAAGACTGATATAAATAATAATAAATTATCGATTTGTAAAGAAGTCATTTCTTATCTCAATTTGAAAGCTAAGAAAAATTTTAAAGTTGATACTGCTAGTCATCAAAAATTTATCAAGGCAAGGCTAAAAGAGGGTTATGTCCTCGAAGATTTTAAAAAGGTTGTGGACATCATGGTCGTTAAGTGGAAAGGTACAGAATACGAGCAGTATCTTCAACCACAAACACTTTTTGGTAATAAAATGGACAATTATCTAAACCAACCTATGCCAAAACGTTCTACAATTTTAACCAGTACGGTTGATGAAAGGCTAGGTTTTTAGATGAAACAGTTTAAACAATTTAGAACTAGAACCGTTCTTGATGATGTCTGTGAAATCCATGGATGCCATCTTTGGTCTGTTAATATTCCTATCAAGGGAAAGGTTGAGGAAATCAATCAATGTCCTGAATGCGAGAAAGAGAACATTCGGATCTTTGAACAGCAGTTGAATATGGAATCCGAGGTTAAAAGTAAACTATCGGATACTTACGAGGTCTTTGCTCGCGATAGTATCGTTTCAAGTAAGCTGGCAAGTAAGTCACTACATGACTATGATATTCAGGTTGATATTGATGAAAAGGCTATAAACTTCGTGAAGAGGTTGGAGCGCTGCTATGCGAAAGGTGAGACTGGCAATGCCATCATCACAGGACCTTCTGGAGTCGGGAAGAGTCATCTTACTTATGGCTTAGCTCGGTTTCTCAATGAGCAGTTCAAGTCTTATGATGAACCTAAAAGCGTGCTTTTTGTATCAGTAGTGACTTTATTTGATAAGATTCGAGAAAGCTTTGAGTTTGACAATGGCTATTCAGAAGCGAAGATGGTCAAGCTATTATCTGAGGTTGATTTCCTTTTCTTGGACGACCTAGGGAAAGAAAGTCGCAAAGCTGATACAAAGCGAAACGAATGGGCACATCAGATATTGTTCAAGATCCTGGATAATCGGACGAATACGATCATCAATACAAATCTGTCTAGTGAAGAAATTAAAGAACTTTACTCGGATGATTTTGGGAATGGTGCTTTATCAAGTCGTATCTTTGAGGGGGCAACTGGAAAGTGCTTTGTGTATCCAACCGGGATGAAGGATAGGAGGTATTGATGAGAGAGTTTTTTAATAACGACTGCATGGACATCATGAAACAATATCCTGATGATTACTTCGACCTAGCTATTGTTGATCCACCTTATTTTTCTGGCCCAGAAAAAAGAGAATACTATGGTCGAAAAGTTAGTCCGATTGGTGTCAATAGACTGTATGGCAAAATCTCAGAGTGGCAAATTCCAAACAGAGACTATTTTGATGAACTTTTCAGGGTATCTAAAAATCAAATTATTTGGGGTGTGAACTACTTCGACTATTCTTTTGGTTCTGGCCGTATCGTTTGGAACAAAGTTAATGGTCATTCAAGTTTTTCAGATTGTGAGATAGCATACTGCAGCTTACATGATAGTACACGGCTGTTTAACTATATGTGGAATGGTATGATGCAAGGCAAGTCAATATCTGAAGGCCATATTCAGCAAGGAAATAAGGCATTGAATGAGGTTAGAATCCATCCGACACAAAAACCAGTCAACCTTTACCTTTGGTTATTGCAAACTTACGCAAAACAAGGCGATAAAATACTTGACACTCATGTCGGTTCAGCAAGTAGCTTGATTGCTTGCGGAGAGCTAGGATTTGACTATGTTGGATGCGAGCTTGACAAAAATATTTTCAACCTCGCTCAACAGAGAATTGATGCTTATGAGAAGCAGTTGAAGTTATTTTAGGAAGTACTGATGATTGAGCTCTACTTCATTTATAACGGACACCACAAGGTACTCATTGGGAATTTTAGCCACATACATAGCGCAATCAACGAATTAAAGAAACATCAAGCTAGTTACTCAGTAATCAGTCATCCACGTTTTAGAAAAAGCATGAGTGGAGAAAATATCAGGATTGACTACGGAGCAGTTGACTGCTACTACTTGATTACGAAGAAAAGAGAGGAAAAATAAGATGAATACAAAAATGAATTTGGAAGAAAAGGTTCAACAGTGGTTTGTTGACAGAAATCTACATGAAGCAAATCCTGTCAAACAGTTCTTGAAGTTGATGGAAAAATCAGGAGAACTGTTTGAAGGTATCGCAAAAGATAAATCTGAACTAATCTATGATGCACTTGGTGATATCCAGGTAGTAATGATTGGACTTGAGCAACAGATCAAGAACGGTGCTCAGATTTCGGCTAATCAACAGGAACTCGAATTGTTGCTGATGGTTTCTAGTCTGGGTAATATCGCTCAGAAGCTATACGCTCATGTCTGTCATAATGAGACACAGATTCCTTTAATCAAAGCAGACTTGATGTTTCTTGATAGCGTGATTAGTACGGTTTCATTTTGCAATGGCACTACAGCTGAAAGTTGTTTAGAAGAAGCCTATGAAGTCATTAAGGACCGCAAAGGTAAGATGATTGATGGGGTGTTTGTTAAAGAGGAGGATTTGAAATAATGATCAATAATGTAACCCTTGTAGGGCGATTAACACGAAATCCAGAGTTGAAATATACAACTTCAAATGTCGCAGTAGCAACTTTCAATATGGCGGTTAATCGGAACTTCAAAGGAGAAAACGGAGAACGTGAAGCCGACTTCATCAATTGCATGATTTGGAGAAAACCAGCTGAATTGCTTTCTGAATGGTGCAAAAAAGGAAATCTTGTAGGCATCACAGGTCGCATCCAGACTCGTAGCTATGATAATCAGCAAGGACAACGTGTCTATGTGACAGAAGTAGTTGCTGAGACTTTCCAACTACTCGAAAAACGAGATAATTCTGCAAACCAATCAAATATCGAAGAGCAGATGCCAGCAAGTTTCGGATCCACTAACCCTATGGATATATCTGATGATGATTTACCATTCTAGGAGTATTCCGATGAGTACAATTAACCAGGATATCATCAAGGGTTTGAAGCATTCAATCAAAGTCGCAGAAGAAAAGATTGAAGAGCTGAAGAAACCAAGTCAGAAAACAACAGTACACATGAGAGCTGCTGAACGTGATTTTTGAAAGAAGAAAGTTAAATACTATGAAAGTAAGATAACGGAGCTAAAAAATGAATAAAAAAGAGTTGATTAAGAAGTATAAAGAGCTGGAGAATGGAACATTTGATATTGGAGCGCTTGTAGTTTGTCAGTCAATTTTAAAAGATTTAGAACAACTAGACGAACCACAGAAAGTCACAATCCCGCAGTTTGTGGCTAACTATATCGAGTACACAAAAAAAGAAGATTATCATCTATTAGGTGCAATGTGTGAAGTCAGAAAACATGAAAACAAAGAAATAGATCATTGGCTTTATACAGATGATAATATCGAAACTTTTGCTCTTTCTTGGATGTTTGGCTACACAATCAAAAAAGAGCCTAGATATTTTGTGGAGATTAAAGCGACAAAACACCGCTTTGCAAGAGATGGTAAAGGGAAAATATTTTTTTCTCTAGCGTACAAAAGCCCTTTTACAAAAAAAGAGCTAGAAGAAAAAGGCTTTGGCTGGGTATTTAATTGTACCGGTATTGAGCTATTGGAGGTAGAAGAATGAATAAAAAAGAGTTAATTAAATATTTTGAGGATTTGCCTTATATATCAATTACTCAAATGGGAAAGAAAAGTTTTATTGATTTAATCGAACAACTAGAAGAACCGCAGAAAGTCGTAGTACCGCAGTTTATTGCGGATTGGATTGAAACCGCTAAAAATATTTACTCTTTCTCTGGTGGTATGTTTCATGGAGGCCCGGTTGTTAATAAGTGGTTAGATAGTGAGGATAACCAAAGAACATTTGCACTAGCTTGGTTTGACGGCTACATAATCGAGGAAAAGCGGTATCGAGTTAAGATGAAAGCTATTAAAAGTAACTCACAATACTTGGTTTTCGGGCAATTAAGTGAAACATGGTGGTTTGGTTCTGCTGAACAAATAGGAAACGTCAAGAGCGAACATACTCACAAAGAGATAGAAGATGCTGGCTTTGGTGAAGTGTTTAACAGTCCATTGTTTGAGGTTGAGGAGGTGGAATAAATGGTGGAAATTATGTATTGGTTAATGTTTTTGGCTTGTGTGGCAGTTCTTGTCATGGCTTCATTTGTTTTGTATATGCAATACAAAGTTAATATTGACTTACGAAACAAATATAACGAATTAAGACGAGAGTTGAACAATTGTTTTGGCTGGGAAGACTGGGAATGGGCGCATAATTTTAGAGAGTACGCAAGAAAGGTTGATTCACTTGATAAATTTCAGATGGATATTGAACGACTTGAAATTATCAAGAAAGCATTAGATGCTCAAAAACTAGAAGAATTACAAAAACGTAGAGAACTAGTTGAACGTGAAATCGAAAAGCTTGAAAAGTAAGGAGGTGGAGTGATGGAATCATTTGCACACTATTTTAGCAAGCACATTGCTAAAAAAATCGAATTAGATGATATTACAATCATTGATTATTATAGTCCAGAATATAAACAAATGTATAATCTAAGATATATTTTCGATAAGAAAAATTCATCATTAGCTATCACAGGGGATTTTGGAGAGCTGGTTGCAGTAAATTTTAACAATATGGGTAATTGGGAAGATTTCTATAAGGATTTCACAAATAACCCTGGGTATTTTATCGAAAAAATCAAAGCATCTAGTCGTAATCTTTTTGTTTATGATGAAGATGAAGCTAAAAAAAATATTCTTGAGTATTTCTTTGATAATAAGCGATATGAAGACTTAGACGAAAATGATCGATATTATTTTGATGAACTATTTGAATATTTCGATGATCGGCATGGATTCAAACACATTACTGATACTGTTCGAGAATTCCTGAGTGAACAAGATTCAGAATACTATGAGACTCTTGAATTCGCTGGTAAAAAAGTGTCTGAAATAGTATTTCTATATTTGTATGCTTATAAAAGAGCGTATGAATCAATAAAAAATGAGGAGGTGGAGTGATGAAACGATCTGAACGACACCCATCTGGATACTTCATTCCTGAACTGATCGAAGATGAAGATATTATCTTTAACAAAGATAGCGAATATCACAAGCAGAAGAAAAAAGAAAAGAAGAATCCTATTTTCAAAAGAAATAAGTCCAAAAATAGATAGGCGCTTTAAGGAGATGCAAGATGATACCAAGTATAGAAAAGAGGTGAATGATGCCTTTCTTTCCTGATATTAATGAATCAAAAACAAAAGAAAATGCTAAGAGAATTCTGAGAGGATATCTTAGATGGAGAAGAGTGGCCAATGACATAGATGGGCAGAAGGTAACAACTACATACTCATTTATGCCACGATCTCAATCATTCAGTAGAAATAGCCAGGTTGAAAAATTAGCGATTCGAAAAGTTGATGCAGATCTTGAGCTAGATGCAATCGAACAAGCAGTAAGTGGATTACATGATCCACTCTATCGTAGAATCCTCTTCGAAAAATATCTTCAGTGGGACTGTAAGAAAGACGAAACAATCTCAATGGATTTGGCCATTTCAGAAAGCTCATATTACGATATCTTGGATAAGGCTTTAATGGCATTTGCTGAGCTTTACCGGAATGGAGAACAAATTGAAATTTTAGAATAAAAAATGGAGTTTTCTTGGAGTTTTCTTGGAGTAAATTTGGAGTAAGTTCGGAGTAAATATACGATTTAATGTGCTAAAATTATATTATGAAATAATTATAAAGGCAGGCACAACCTGCCTTTTCTTGTAGTTTGGAGGTGATACCATGAAGAAAGTAGAACCCATTCGTGAACCAGATGACATCGATAGAATGAAGAATTATTTGAAATCAAAAAGCGAGCGAAACTACATTCTTTTTTTGGTCGGAATTTATTCAGGGCTACGAGTAAGCGATATTGTCCCTCTTCAAGTAAAGCATGTCAATCAAGATAGAATTGAGGTTAAAGAGAAGAAGACTGGCAAAATAAGAAAATTTGCAGTTAATCCTGAACTACGAAAGGCTTTGGATCGTTATATAAAAGAAAATCATCTTGAGAGTTATGATTATCTTTTTCCTAGTAGAAAGAAAGTTAGAGGTGACGGAGTAAGTATTAAACACATTGGTAGAGTAGCTGTGTATCAATTTTTAAATGATGCAGCTAAACATTCAGGGTTAAAAAACATTGGTACCCATTCGATGAGAAAAACATTTGGTTATCATCATTACAAACAAAATGGGAATATAGCTATTCTAATGCAAATACTTAATCACTCTGCACCAGATATTACCTTAGATTATATCGGATATAACCAAGATGAAATCGATGAAAGTATGCTTACTTTTACGTATTAAAAGTATACTTATTTAACATATTGAGAAAAAGTAAATTGGATAATTCAGAAATGCTTACAAACCATTGTCATAACTGGGTTGAACAATACTCTGTCGAAAGTCACAAAATATAAGATATGTTAAATACAAGAGGGTGTTAAAGGTTAAAAAACTCCCCCCCTACATCATAAAAATTTAACTCCCTACCTCCCAAAAAAGAAAGGCCCCTCCCTAAATGAATACCCCCCATGAAAGACCGGACCGAAGCGGTCCTCATAGAGTTGCTTTTGAAAAGAATAAAAATATTATTCTCAAAACAAGAAATACTTGTGGGATTTGTGGACTACCAGTTGATAAGTCCTTGAGGTACCCACATCCATTAAGTCCAGTCATTGACCACATTATTCCAATCAATCGTAATGGTCATCCATCAGATATTCAAAACTTGCAGTTAGCCCACTGGCAATGTAACAGACAGAAGTCTGATAAGTTATATGCTGACGATAGATCAGCCAATGCTACTGTTGTAGGTAATCGCAATCTACCACAGTCAAGAGATTGGACAAAGTATAGAGCTTGAAGAAACTAAAAAAGAAAAATCATATTATTTTTTAAAAATATCAAAATAATAATGAATGCTTAAATTTTGAAAAAATAACAGATATGTGTGAAGTAAGTCCTAGCTAAAGTATAGGGGGGTATCCCCCTCCCACTAGGCGCTCGCGAGCTTCACGCCGTCACTGTACATTTTTTCTCGCGCCAAATCATCACAATGAAAGGAGAACGGTTTGGAATTAAGAGGGATTGAGTATCTTAGGAGGAAGTTGAATCTCTATCAGAGCAGAGTCAATCTGAGATACAAGCATTATGCGATGCAGCATTATGAAGCACCTACAGGAATCACAATTCCTGCACACATCAGGGCAAAGTATCAAGCTGTCCTTGGTTGGGCTGCAAAGGGCGTTGATAGTCTTGCAGATCGTTTGATTTTCAGGGCATTTGCTAACGATGATTTTAATGTTACAGAAATCTTTAATCGGAACAATCCAGATATCTTCTTTGATAGTGCTATTTTAGCTGCGCTGATTGGTTCGTGTAGTTTCGTCTACATTTCGAAGGGTGAAGATGATGAGGTGAGGTTGCAAGTCATTGAATCAAGTAATGCGACGGGTGTTATTGATCCTATAACTGGATTGCTTGTGGAAGGTTATGCAGTTCTGGCTCATGATGATTACAATCGTCCAACGCTTGAAGCATACTTTGAACCTAATGCTACTCATTTTATTCCGAAAGATGGGGAGCCTTACTCGGTTACGAATGAAACGGGTATTCCTCTGCTAGTTCCGGTCATTCATCGTCCTGATGCGGTTCGTCCTTTTGGTCGGTCTCGTATTACCAGGGCAGGAATGTATTATCAGAAATACGCTAAGCGAACTTTGGAACGGGCTGATATCACTGCTGAGTTCTATTCGTGGCCACAGAAATACATTCTTGGACTTGATCCTGATGCGGAACCTATGGAGAAATGGAAAGCTACTGTATCAAGCTTGTTGACGATTTCTTCAAGCGATAAAGGTGAGAAGCCGAGCGTTGGGCAGTTTACCACTGCTAGCATGTCACCGTTTACTGAGCAACTGAGAACAGCCGCTGCTGGATTTGCTGGGGAGATGGGCTTGACCTTGGATGATTTAGGTTTTATGTCTGACAATCCGTCATCTGTTGAAGCTATCAAGGCTAGTCATGAGAACTTGCGCCTGGCTGGTCGCAAGGCTCAGAGGTCACTGGGAGCTGGTCTACTTAATGTGGCCTATGTTGCAGCGTGCTTACGTGATGAGTTTCATTATGCCAGAAGCCAATTTGTAAGAACCACAGTTAAGTGGGAACCATTGTTTGAAGCAGATGCAAATACGATGACTATGATTGGTGATGGTGTTGTTAAATTAAATCAGGCTTTACCTGGTTACATCAATGCAGAAACCATCCGAGATCTTACTGGTATTGCAGGGGACATGTCTGCTAAACCTGTTGTAGAGATTCCACAAACATCGTCTAATGCTGAAACGGGAGTAGATAAACAGAAAAACAGGATTATTTCAACCTATGAAATCACATCTCTTTTAAGTAACTACCAAAAAGGTGTTTTATCGAAAGAAAATGGTATTTCTTTATTAGTCTCGACCGGAATCAACCCTACTGAAGCTGAAGAGATGCTGAATAGAACAAAAGTTTTGGAGAAAGTAGATGAATGATGAGATTGATGTACTACCTAAACTTCTGGAAGAAGTAAAAAATGAATTCGAGCTTGCTTATGGTGAAAGTGAGATTATTCGAAATTCTTTCGCTAAACTGAAAGCTAAAAAAGCAACATACAGAACCGCCAATGATTTTGCGATTGAGATTGGTGGAATTCTCTCTAAGGCGCTAGGAACTTCTATAAGCGCCGACAAGTTACCAGACGGCAAAATGTATTACAATATCGCTCAACGCTTGCTGACGGACGTGCTAGGACGAAATTACGAGCTTGTAAGTAGTTATGCTAGTGATGTCCAGAAGAATTTGAACGATAAAGCCAAAATCGGTCTCAAAGTGCAAGTTCCTGAATTGAATCAGGATCGAATAGCTGGTATTGTCAATCGCTTTTCATCTGAGGATAATTTCGAGGATGTCAGTTGGTTGCTAGATGAACCTATTGTGAACTTCACACAGTCTATTATTGATGATAGTATTCGTAAGAATGCAGAGTTTCATCATAAAGCTGGCTTACAACCAGAGATTGTCAGAACATCTTATTTTCATTGTTGTGAATGGTGTCAAGAAATTGAGGGGAATTATAAATATCCAAGAGTTCCAAAGAACGTTTTTAGAAGACATCAGCATTGTCGTTGTATTGTAGATTATGATCCTAAAAACGGAAAAGTTCAGGATATTTGGAATAAAATTTGGAGAAAAAAAGATGAAAGTGATAAAATTGAAGTAAGGAAGGATATAAATCAAAATTCTCAAATGAGCGAAGTGAGAAAGCTAGCTCTTCAAAATGGTATTCTTTCAAATCCTATTAAGAAAAGTCGTAAAAAATTAACTGAGGAACAAATTATCGAAGCTGTTGGTGGTGGAGATATGACACTAGGATCTTGTTCGTCAGTAGCATTTGCATATATTGGAAACAAAGGTGGCTATACTGTCTTAGATTTTAGAGGAGGAAAGAGTTGTGATTTCTTTTCTCGAAGTAGTAGAATTGAAATGATTGGGAGTCTTCCAGGAGTTAAAATGCATGTTGCTAAACATACAAATGATTTTACTGCAGTAAAAGAATTGTTGGAGAAAGTAGAAAGTGGGAATGAGTACTACTTAGCAACAGGTGAACATGCAGCTATCATAAGAAAAAATGAAGGTCGTTTCGAGTTCTTGGAACTTCAATCAGAAACGTTAAATGGTTTTAAACCGTTTAACAACATTGTTCTGAAAGAGAGATTCAATGGTCAAGAGTCTCACGATGCAGTTGGGAGAAGATATGATGCAAAGAGTTATCTTATTGATGTGAACTCATTGAAAGATAACCCTGAATTTCACAAGATATTGAGTTTTATCAATACAGCGGATTCTAAACAAATGAAAGGGGCTGAGGGACATGAAAGATGATTTTGAAGAAGTAAATTGGTCTGATTATTGTTATAAAAAAAATGATGGCGATAAAACTTGGTGGGTTGATACATCCTGGTTTGCTAAAGGCTTGATGCTAATCACATTCAACAAGAAAAAATTCTATAATCTTTTTAAAGATTATCCTCATAATATGAGCTCAGAAGAGGTTGAAATCTTTGATAAAGAAAACCCGTTTTGGGCCGATTTCTTTTCGGACCGAAAATAAGAAATTTTAAGCACTCGAAAGGGTGCTTTTCTTATGCTATGAAAGGAGTCAAAAAATGAAATACAGAAAGAAGCCTGTTGTGGTTGAGGCGGTTCAACTTAATGAACGTTGTTTGATTGAAGAAGATTGGTTTTGGGACGCAGTGACAAGGAATGAGATTATCGTTCACGATAATGGTAAGTGGAATAAAAATCCCGCATGGTGTGAGATTAAAACACTTGAGGGGGTCATGGTCGCAAAAACAGGCGATTATATCATCAAAGGTGTTCAAGGGGAGCTTTATCCGTGCAAGCCTGATATTTTTGCAGAAACATATGAAGAAGCAGAGTATCTGAATATTTTAGACAGCATCTAGGAGGTGATCCGATATCTCCCAGCGATAGGGTTATCATGCGATGACGATTGAAAGGAAAGTGGAATGGCGAGGAAGAAACTTGGCAATCAGAATCCTACTCAATCGGTGATTTTAAAATACGTCAAGAAAAATTCAAAAGCTAAAGAAGCGATTGAACTTTACGAACGGACTGGTCTTTCTTGCTATGCTTGGCAGAAAAATCTGCTATTACCTTTAATGGCAGTAGATAAAAACGGACTATGGGTGCATCAGAAGTTTGGTTATTCTATCCCTCGTCGTAACGGTAAATCTGAAATCCTATATATTGGTGAAATTTGGGGGCTACATGAAGGATTAAATATCCTTCACACGGCTCACCGAATTTCTACATCTCATGCTTCTTTTGAAAAGGTCAAGCGATACCTTGAAAAGATGGGGTATGTGGATGGTGAGGATTTCAATTCGATTCGAGCGAAGGGGCAAGAGCGTATTGAACTTTATTCAACAGGTGGTGTTATCCAATTCCGTACCAGAACATCAAATGGTGGTCTTGGTGAAGGATTTGATATGCTGATCATTGACGAGGCTCAAGAGTACACGACTGAACAGGAATCTGCTTTGAAATACACGGTTACGGATAGTGAGAATCCTATCACAATCATGTGTGGGACACCTCCAACTCCTGTATCGAGTGGTACGGTCTTTACGAAATACCGTGAGACTTGTCTCTTTGGAAAAGGGAAGTATTCTGGCTGGGCTGAGTGGTCGGTTTCCGATGAAAAGGAAATCGACGATGTGGAAGCTTGGTATAATTCCAATCCATCCATGGGCTACCACTTAAATGAGCGTAAGATTGAAGCAGAGCTTGGTGAGGATAAGCTGGACCATAATATCCAACGTTTGGGATTTTGGCCAACCTACAACCAGAAATCTGCTATTTCTGAGACGGAGTGGAACGAGCTCAAGGTGGATGACGTACCAGAATTGTCTGGCAAGCTGTCTGTTGGTATCAAGTATGGCCAAGATGGAACGAATGTAGCGATGAGTATTGCTGCACGTACCAAAGATGGTCGTTTCTTTGTGGAAACCGTCGATTGTCAATCCGTTCGTAATGGGAATGAGTGGATGGTTGCTTTCTTGCGTCAAGCCGACGTGGCTCAAATTGTCATCGATGGCGCAAGTGGTCAAAAGATCCTGGACGAAGAGTTGAAGGACTACAGAATCAAGAATGTGATTCTTCCGACGGTGAAAGAAATCATCGTGGCCAACGCTCTTTGGGAACAGGGAATCTACCAGAAAACCATCTGTCATGCTGGCCAGCCATCATTGTCTAAAGTAGCCACTAACTGCGACAAGCGGAATATTGGCTCAAATGGTGGTTTTGGTTATCGATCGCACTTTGACGACATGGATATTTCTTTGATGGATAGTGCTTTGCTTGCGCACTGGGCTTGTGCTACGACTAAGCCTAAGAAAAAGCAAAAAATCAGTTATTAAAATAAGCGGTCAGGTGACTGCTTTTTTTGATGCCCAAAAATTACCGAACTGCCGGGGAAGCAGGAGAAAGGAGACATGACAATGTCAGAATTTAAACCAATCACTACACAGGAAGAATTTGATGCTGCTATTAAGGGGCGCTTATCTCGAGAGAAAGAGAAGTATAGCGACTATGACCAGCTCAAGTCTCGTGTTGCAGAATTGGAAGAAGAAAATGTTGGCTTGAAGTCAACGATTGAAGCTACTAATCAAAGTAAGGTAGATGCTGACAAGCAACTTGAAGAGTTGCAGAGTCAAATCGCTGGATATGAGACGGCTAGTCTGAGAACTCGTGTGGCTTTGCAGTATGGATTGCCTTATGACCTTGCAGACCGTTTGCAGGGAACTGATGAAGATAGCTTCAAAGCAGATGCAGAGCGCTTGGCTGGGTATATTAAAAAATCTCAACCAGTTGCGCCAATCAGAGAAACTGAACCTCAAGTTGGCGATAATAAAACAATGCAAATGAAGTCAATGCTTCGAGAATTAAATCATATAGGAGAATAAAAAATGGCAGATAATTCACTAAAACAAGGAACACTTTTCAAACCTGAATTAGTAAAAGAACTTATTTCAAAAGTACAAGGACGTTCTGTTCTTGCTAAACTTTCAAACCAAACACCAATTCCATTTAATGGAGTAGAACAATTTATCTTCAACTTAGAAGGTAATGCACAGATCGTTGGCGAAGGTGAACAAAAAGTCTCTGGGAAAGCAGTAATCTCATCTAAGGTAATTAAACCTCTTAAGTTTGTCTATCAAGCACGTATCACAGATGAATTTAAGTATGCTTCAGAAGCTAAACAAATTGAATACCTTTCACAATTCGCAGATGGATTTGCTAAGAAAATTGCAGAAGCTTTTGACATTGCAGCCATTCACGGGTTGGAACCGAAAGGTCTTACAGATGCAACTTTCCGTGACACCAACTCATTTGATGGCTTGATTACTGCAAATATCGTAAATTATGCAGAAGAGAAATTTGACGACAACATCGATGCAGCTGTTCAACAAATCGTCGCTAAAGGTGGTGAAGTTACAGGTGTAGCTCTTTCTCCAGTTGGTGGACAATCACTTGCTAAATTGAAAGTAAACGGTGTATCTCAATATCCAGAATTCCGTTTTGGCCAAAATCCTGACTCGTTCTATGGAATGAAATCAGACGTAAACAAAAACTTGACTGTTACAGGTGGAACTGCTCAAACAGACCATGCAATCGTTGGTGACTTTGAAAATCGCTTCAAGTGGGGCTATGCTGAAAATATTCCTATGGAAATTATTGAATATGGTGATCCAGATGGAGCAGGTCGTGACTTGAAAGCCTACAATGAAATCTTGCTGCGTGCTGAAGCGTTTATCGGTTGGGGTATCCTAGATGCTGATGCATTCGCTCGTGTAAAAGCTTAATGGAGGTAGAAAATGACTACATATCGTGATAAAAATACAGGTGTTTGCATTTCAACAGATAGCGAGCTTGCTGGAGATTGGGTTCCTATTGAAGAATTCAAACAGGAATACCTTCTGACAGTGGCTGAAATTAAAGCTAAGCTTGACGAACTAGGTATTGAGTATGATAGCAAAGCAAACAAATCTGCCTTGCTTGATTTACTAATCGCAAACGAAGGGTGATTGAGATGGAAAACTTTGCAACAGTAGAAGATGTTCAAACATTGTGGCGGACGTTAAAATTCGATGAGGAAAAACGAGCTAAAGCACTGTTGGAAGTTGTTTCTCATTCTCTTAGAGTTGAAGCTAAAAAAGTTGGCAAAGATTTAGATGGATTGGTTGCTACTGATCCATCTTTTGCTATGGTGGTAAAATCTGTAACAGTGGATGTAGTTGCTCGCACCTTGATGACCTCTACTGATCAGGAACCAATGACTCAAATGGCTGAGTCTGCTTTAGGATATTCCTTCAGTGGTTCTTATCTAGTGCCTGGCGGTGGTCTCTTTATTAAGGATTCAGAATTGAAACGTCTAGGTCTCAAAAAGCAAAGATATGGGGTGATTGATATCTATGGGACGGATTAAAGGAATTACTGTAACTTTGACTGGGAAAACCAAGAATGGTCGGGATGATTTTGGGCATCCAATCTATGAGAATACTGAAATTCAAGTAGATAATGTCCTGGTTGTTCCAGCTTCAACAGAAGATGTCACAAATCAACTGAATCTTACTGGGAAAAAAGCAGCTTATACACTGGGTATCCCAAAAGGCGATAAGAACGAGTGGAAAGACCGAGAGGTTCGTTTTTTCGGTCGCAAATGGCGCACGATTGGCATTCCTTTAGAAGGTATTGAAGAAATGATGCCTTTGGACTGGAATAAGAAAGTGATGGTTGAAGCGTATGAGTAATTTCAAAGTCAAGCTTATCGGTGCGGGTGTAGGAGCTCTTTTGAAATCAAAAGAGATTCAGGACATTCTGAACAAAGAAGCAACAGTCATTAAAAAAAGATGTGGTCCTGGCTATGAACAAGATAGCCACGTTGGTAAGACAAGAGCCAATGCTATGATTTATCCAGCTACGCAAAAAGCGAAGAGGGATAATTTGAAAAATAACACTTTGTTGAAGGCGGTGCATTAGATGATTGAAATTATTATCAAGAAATATCTTGACGGTCATTTAGATGTACCGTCATTTTTTGAGCATGAAGCTGAAGCTCCCGATAGCTTTGTCATTATTCAAAAGACAGGTGGGAAGGAGCGAAATCATTCTGGTAGTGCGACCTTTGCTTTTCAAAGTTATGGCCCAACTATGCAGAAGGCTGCAGAGCTTAATGTGAAAGTGAAAAGTGCTGTGAAAGGATTGATTGAGTTAGATTCAATCTGTGGTGTCCACCTGAACAGTGATTACAATTTTACGGACACTGAAAAAAAACAATATCGATATCAAGCCGTATTTGATATTAATTATTTTTAAAAAGGAGAAATTAAATGGCTACAGAAGCAAATGTAACGACTGCAAAACCTAAAATCGGAGGTGCGGTTTATTCTGCACCTCTTGGAACAACACTGCCAACTGATGCAACTACAAAATTAGATGATGCGTTTAAAGCACTAGGTTATATTTCAGAAGATGGTATGACTAATAGCAACTCCCCTGAGTCAGAAAATATTAAGGCATGGGGTGGTGTCGTTGTAAGTTCAGTTCAAAAGGAAAAGACAGACACATTCAAATATATGCTGATTGAAGCATTGAATGTGGAAGTTTTGAAGGAAGTTTATGGATCAGATAATGTATCTGGGGACTTGTCATCAGGAATTACCATTAAGGCAAATTCAAAAGAATTGCCACATCATTGCCTTGTAATCGAAACAGTTCTAAAAGGTGGTGTACTTAAACGTATTGTTATCCCTTCAGGAAAGGTAACTGCCATCGATGAAATCAATTATAACGATGGAAGTGTTCTTGGATATGGTACGACAGTCACTGCCTTTCCTAACGCTACTGATGACACACACTATGAATACATCAAAGGAGCTTAACTATGTCAAAACAAAATCGCAAAAAGAAAAATAAAGAAGCTGCGCCACAGATTAAAACAATCCGTGGGGTGACTTCGACCGGATTTGCTTTTGAAATCACAAAAGAGCGCTTGGAAAACTATGAGTTGCTTGAAGCAATCGCTGAAGTAGATACAAATCCGGCAGTTTTACCAAAAGTTGTCAAACTTATGCTTGGTAACAAATCAGAAGATTTGAAAAATCATGTACGGACTGCTGATGGCATTGTTCCTTTGGATAAAATGGGTTCAGAAATTAGTGAGATTTTCACAAGTCAGAACCAGTTAAAAAAATAGCGCTCCTTGCTAGAATGATTCAAACAGATGAAGATGCTCTTATTTGTGATTTAGCTGAAACATATGGGGTTTTTGATTACAGACAGTTACCTGCTGACCAGGTAGCTGTTTTTGCTTTTGGTCTGAGAGATGATTCACGGATCAAACTAGCAATGACCAATAGCAAAGTTCCTTTTGAAACCTTTTTGCTTGCAGGCGTGCTTGATAGGCTTTCTGCTCTTGTTTGGTTTAAAACAACGGACGGTCAGAAAGGAATCAACAAACCATTAATGGTTGCAGAGGAACTAACAGGAAAAGCTAAAGCTAAAGAAAGCAAGGAGATGATCTTTGATTCTGGTGAGGACTTTGAAGAATATCGTCAGAAAATTTTAGAAAAGATAGGAGGTGAGGATTAGTGGCTACAGAAATAGCACAGGCTTATGTACAATTAATACCATCAGCTAGAGGGATTACTGGTAAAATCCAATCAATCCTCAATCCTGAAGCGAGTGCAGCTGGACAAAGTGCTGGACAGTCATTGGGTTCTAGTATTGTTGGTGTTATGACGAAAGTTATTGCAGCGGCAGGGATTGGTAAGGCATTTTCGGCAGCAATCAGTGAAGGTGCAGCGCTTCAGCAATCGCTCGGAGGTATTGAAACTCTTTTCAAAGGTTCTGCTGACAAGGTAAAGGGATATGCTAATGAGGCCTACAAGACAACAGGTTTATCAGCTAATGCTTACATGGAGAATGTGACAGGCTTCTCAGCTAGTCTCTTGCAGTCTTTGGGCGGTGATACAAACAAAGCTGCTGAAACAGCAAACATGGCCATGATTGATATGTCAGATAATGCTAACAAGATGGGGACATCGATGGAAAGCATTCAGATGGCTTATCAAGGGTTTGCGAAGCAAAATTACACCATGTTGGATAACCTTAAGCTTGGTTACGGTGGTACAAAGCAAGAAATGCAACGTCTATTGGCTGATGCAGAGAAGTTGACTGGTGTCAAGTACGACATTAACAACCTTTCTGATGTTTATAGCGCCATTCATGCTATCCAGGAGAATTTAGACATCACTGGGACAACAGCTAAAGAGGCAGCATCTACTTTTAGCGGATCGTTTGAATCCATGAAAGCAGCAGCTCAGAATGTACTTGGAAAGTTAGCTTTGGGAGAGGATATCCAACCAGCTCTTGATGCTTTGCTGGAATCAACAAAAACTTTCCTTGTAAATAACCTAGCGCCAATGATCGGAAATATCCTAAAACAACTTCCTAAACTACTTTTAGGGACATTAAAAGGTGTATTTACAAGTATGTTTGGAGAGGGTATTGGAAGTGCTCTAACAGGAATATTAACAACACTAGCAGGTGCATTTGCTGGATTTAAAATTTTCTCAGTGGTTTCTGGGCTCCTTTCTGGCTTGACTGGGATCATTGCAACAGTTAAAACTGCAGTAATGGGATTCTTTGCAATCCTTAGCGCAAATCCAATCGGGATTGTTATTACAGCAATTGGTGCTTTAGTTGCAGGTCTAGTGTATTTCTTTACCCAAACAGAAACAGGGAAAGCAATATTCCAAGATTTCATGACATGGCTATCAGCAACATGGAATGAATTACTACCAGTCCTTACCGAAGTTTGGAACAATATAGTTTCAGCTGCAACCACTGCATGGAATGCTTTGGTTGAATTTGTAATTCCAATTGTTCAAGAAGTAGCCTCATTTATCAAGACGGTTTGGGATAAAATTTCCACTTGGTGGTCTGAAAATCAAGGGTTGATTCAACAGACTTTTGAAACTGTATGGAACGCAATCCAAACGGTAATTCAGACTGTTATGCCGATTATTCAATCCATTATTGAAACAGCAATGAATATCCTTGCTCCTTTTATTGAGACAACATGGAACAATATCTGTACAGTTGTTACTACTGTTTGGGAGTTGATTAAGATTGCTATTCAGACAGCTATGGATGTCATCGGCGGAATCATAAAAGCTGTGATGCAGGTTATTAATGGAGATTGGAGTGGCGCTTGGGAATCTATCAAAGGAGTTGGAGAGGCAATTTGGAACGGGTTGTCTGCTGCAGGTAAGGCTATCTTTGATGGATTTGCGCAGATTCTGTCTAATATTTGGAACACAATATCAAATGTAGCAAGTTCAGCTTGGGAAACACTCAAATCGACTGTTCTTGGACTAATTAATGGGATTGTTAATGGCGCTCAATTAGCGTGGAATAGTATGAAGCAAGCAGTGAGCAGTCTAGTTTCAAGTGTAACAAGTATTTTTAATGGAATTAGAAATATCAATCTTTGGTCCGCTGGTAAAGCAATCTTAGATGGATTCTTAGGCGGATTGAAATCGGCCTGGAATAGCGTTACGGATTTTGTTGGAGGAATTGCTAACTGGATTGCGGAGCATAAAGGACCTATTGAATATGACCGTAAGCTCTTGATTCCTGCTGGTAATGCAATTATGCAAGGTTTGGATGAAGGATTGCAAGATAGATTCAGAGATGTTAAAAACACCGTTGGCAGCATGGCTGGAGAAATTTCTGATGTATTTTCAGGAGATAACCTGGATCTAAATTCGACTTCATCTGTTTCAAAGAATCTTGAAGCACAATTATCTATGCCATCTGCTCAACTTGAAGTAAAAGAGGATAAAACAGTGTCTGAGATAGCGATTCTGAGAGCAAGTATGGAAGATATCCTTACTGCTATCCTTGAAAAACCAACAGATACTTATCTGGACGGTGAGAAAATTTCATGGAACAGCTATCAAAGACAAGGCGCATTCTTGGCAAGGGAGGGTATTTAATGGATTATATGATCATTAATGGTTTTAATACATCAACCATTCCTGGTTGTGTTGTGACAGATTTTGGAGAAGTATCAGGAGCAAAACCAAGAGGTGAAGTAGCTTCGCTTCATGGAGTAAATGGTTCATATCGTATACTGGATGGTTCTTATGAAAGTTACGAAAGGACTTTTAAATTCCACATCAAGAAATTGATCGATATTTCAATCATAGTTGATAAATTTCAACCGAATGATAATATCCTTGAATTTAGTTATCATCCTGAGTCAGTATTTTATGCAGACTTCTTAACAGCAACTTACAAACCTGCTGGAAACCACGCATGGGAACTCACAATTAAGTTGACGATGCAGCCGTTTAGATATCAAAAAAATGTGAATCCAGAAGTATTTACTGCTCCTGGAACAATTACGAATCCTGGTACAGTCTATTCAGAGCCTATCATTGAACTTGAAGGCGATGGAGATGTTTCGATTACTGTTGGTAACAAAACAATGTATCTATCACTGAAAAATAAGGCAACAATAGACTGTCGGCAAGTTAAACAAAATATCTATAATGCTGCAGGTTCTATACAAAATACTCTTCGAAAACGAGGTGGTTTCTTAGAAATTCCCACTGGTAGAACAGGTATCACATATACTGGAAATGTCCGTAAGATTACTATTCGTCCTAATTGGAGGTATCTAGTATGATTTATTTAACAGATGGGAATATACCTCTTAATGCAGCATATGATGATAACATCATACAAGAAGCGAATAGCATCTATCAATTATCGTTCAAGTTTCCTACCAATAATGTGTTATGGCAACGACTAAGAGAAGAAACATTCTTGACTGCTGATGATCTTCATGCTGAACAAGATTTTGTAATTTTTGAAGTAGAGAAGAAAAACGGGTTCATTCAAGTCTATGCAAACCAAGTAATGACTCTACTAAATAATTATGTGATCGGTCCGCTTGCTCTTGATCGTGTATCAGGTTCAACTGCTTTGAGTCAATTTTCTGGAAGCATTACTAGAGAAAATCCATTTTCTTTTTTCTCTGATATTGATGATCGCCATACTTTTAATACTGACAGTATTAATGCGATGGCTGCATTCACAAAAGACAAGCACTCTATATTAGGACAATGGGGTGGAGACTTGGTTCGCCATGGATATCAAGTCAAATTATTAAAAAATGGCGGTTCTGAGAATGAATCGCTTTTTATGTATCAAAAAAATCTTTCAAACTACCAACAGAAAACGTCAACAAAATCATTAAAAACTCGAATCACTTTTAAAAAGACAATTAAAAGTGCAGACGGAAATAATGATGAACGTAAAATTGCAGTTGTAGTTGATAGCCCTTTAATCAATAAATATAGCCAAATTTATGAAGATGTAATTGAAGTTACCGACCAAAACGTAACGGATGAATCTAGCCTTCGTGAATATGGGAAGCAATACTTCAGGACCTCTCTTTGCGACATGATCGAGGAAAACCTTGAAATTTCTGTGGTTGGTAGAGGTGATGTTGCAGTTCAAATTTTCGATACGGTGAGTGTATTTCACGAGATATTCAACTTAGATGTTCGTAAGAAAATTACAAAATATACTTACGCTCCAATGTCTAAGAAGCTCTTATCGGTTGGTTTTGGAAATTTTAAAACTGGACTATTGAATATGGTTAGCAGTGCAGTAAGAGAAGAATTGAATGGTTTTCACTCACAATTTGAAACTCAACTGTCAAAAGAAATCCAAAACGCTGATTTAGCGTTCGACCGAAAAGTGGAAGAAATCAAAAATCAGTTTGAAGATGAAGTCAACGCTGCTAAAGCTAAGGCAGAAGAGAACAAGCGTTTGTTATCGGATGAAATTAACAATAGGTTCTCAGGTTTCGATAGCAACATGAACGAGAAGCTTGAAGACCAGCGAAGCAAAATTGAAGAGATTCGTGCTATTGGCTCAACGGTTGGTCAGACGGCAGAAGAAGCTTTAGAAGAAGCTAGAAACGCTCTTGAGTCTGCTAATACTTCTAAAGGCTTGTCTGATTCAAACTTCGCTAAAATCGAGCAGATAACAGACAGAATCAAAACACTTGTGACTAAACAAGAGGTTGACCCTCTAACAGATAGGTTGAGAATTGCTGAAAGCAGAATCGAAGTCCAAGCTGACCAAATCACTGAGAGATTAACTCGTACTGATTTTGACAGGTTGGCCAATGACAGAGGTTTTCAAAATGCTACTCAGGTACAGAATACAGTCAGGAACTCTGTTGATGGATTCCAAAGGACCATTTCACGAATCGAAACTAAACTTAGAGATGTTATTCGAAACGATAATCTCTTGCAGAATTCTTCTATCATCCCGTCAGGAGATGGTTTGGAAGGAACATGGGCATTAAGTGTTTCTGGTGGTAACGGTAGAACAGAGGTTATTGATTTAAGAGATGCCCCGCATAATGCTATCAAAAAAGGTATTCGTATTGTAGGAAATACAAACGGCGGAAATAAAGACATTGCTCAAAGATTAAATTTAACTATTGGTGAGAAATACACAATGTCCTGTTGGGCAAGGGTTTCATCGACAAGTACAAGTCAAAACGTCAATCTTTTAATACGCTCTTGGACCACAAACGAAACTAATCGTAGATTATTCAAAACTATCTCGAACAAAGATTGGGTTAGATACCAATTGACATTTACTGCTGATGCTGTATATAACAGTATTCAGTTCGGACAGAATGGAAGCGGCAGTATTGAAATATGTGGTATGAAACTTGAACGCTCTGACCGCATGACAGACTACGATGTTAATTCTTCTGAGATTGTGAGTGTAATAGAGTTTAACGATGTACGAGATACAGTTTCATCACACACCCAAACCTTGCAACGACAAGACCAAGCGATTTCACAAGTTATTCAGACCGCTGATGGTCTAGTTAGTCGTGTATCTAATTTCTTGGATGACTTTAATCTGGTATATGATCCAACAAACTTCAGCAAGTGGACAAAGAAGCAACCTGAAGCGAATGTAATCGAGGTTCAAGCTGACACTAGATTGCTACGAATTACAACAACCGGCAAGAATCAAGCAGTCTATCACGGATTCGCATTACCACTTAACACATCGACTTTTACGAATGGCGAGAAGCTCAGTTATCGCATGGAGGTGTGGGTGGATGTATTGCCAGATGCACCGCTTGGAATTGAATTGTGGAACGATACCAGTGTTATTGCGTCTGACCGAGTGACTTTTAACAAAACCGGCATACAAATCATTACAGGTACGATGACGGTTAATAAAAAGGTAACGAAAACAAGAGAATTCCCTCTTGAGATTTGGTTAATGAAGAATGGGCAAGTCGCAATCGGTCAGGTATCACTTATTAGAGGTGACAAACCTCCTAAAAAGTTCAGCGACAACACATCGACACAAGATGTAGTCACACAGACTCAAGTGTCACAGCTAAATGATTCCTACGCTATCCAAACCTTGACAGGCCCTGGTTCGATTTCTTCTCAAATCAATCTGAATAGCAATAACATTCTGATTGAAGCTGCTAAAATCCGACTCAAAGGTAGAACGCTTCTAGATGAAATCACAGCTATTGACGGATATTTCAAGCGACTTTTTGTTGGAGATGCACGGATTGGAACGTTAAATACTGATATTATTCGCTCGAATTCGATTGCAGCAGACAAGTTGATATTCGATACAGCTCTAGCGAAGAAGCTTGTATCAAGTGATGTATTCACTGATACTTTAGCTGCTAAAACAGCCTTCATCAACAAGCTACGGTCAGTAGTAGTATCAGCAACCTTACTTGAAGGTTATAAAGGTAGGATTGGTGGCTTCCAAATCGGAACGCATGATAAAGACCCGACTGTTTTCTGGTTGACTGGTTCTAACAGTTTCCGCGTCGGTATGAGCGACGGTGGTTGGAAAACAGGTCAAACGGCTCTCTGGGTGAACTGGGGGAACAACTGGGAAAAACCAGGAGATTATGCATGGTTTGTAAAAAACACAGGCGAGATGCATTGTTACAACAAAGCGCAATTCTGGAATGTCCCTCGCGTTCACGGGAATCTTGAAGTAACTGGCGACATTTTCTATTTTATCGATAGAGCAACTAATAAAGTTGCTTATTGGGTCAGCTCCCCTTCCTACAAACGAATCGAAGAAAGCAATGGATATGCCTATCTTTATCGACAAACTGGGGGTTATTCATGGGTCGCTTTAAATAAAGATATTTCAGACCGTCGATACAAGACAAACATCGAAGACAGTCAAGTGTCAGCACTTGATGTTATCAAAAAGCTCAAAACATACTCTTACCGCAAAGAATACGACGAAAAGGTCGAAGATATCTCATGCGGTATCATGGCTCAAGATGTCCAAAAATACGCACCCGAAGCGTTTTTTGAAAACCCTGACGGCGCATATTCGTATAACACATTCGCACTTGTGCCTTACTTAATTAAGGCCATTCAAGAATTGAACCAAAAAGTAGAAAGGTTGGAAACAACATGAACGAACAAGCCAAACAGATTAGTAGTCTCACGATTAAATCATTGAGTGAAAGAGTCAGCAATGAAGCTACTCAATCAGCTACGCTAGAAGCTCTATACACAGTTACAGCTATGGAAATCGAACAGATGAAACGAATCATCGAATCAGACGAAGAATTAAAAGCAAAATTTGAAGAAGTGAAAGGAAAAATGACAAATGGCAATTAATAACTACGAACTAGCAAGCAAGCCTTATACACGAGGTCTTGGCGACAATATCAAGACAGTTGTTGAAATCCGTCTGTCAGAAGGCAATCGGTACAGTGCGAACATGCGTGAGCTAACAGGAGACCGGACAAATGAACCGGAAGATGTCTTGATTCAAGCAGTACTGGATATTATCAAGGCTGAACTGGACCCAGGATCAGCAATCGTCAAAGCACAAGCGAAGTTGGAACAAGCTGAGCAGAAGATTGTGAATAACAAAATCGAACAAGATAGACTTTCTGCTCTTGCAAATAAAATCGATAAAGTAGTGCGTGTTATGGCTCAAGATTCTATCATGGGTGAAAAACTTGCCTACGGAACAACCTACAAGGAACTTGTGGAACTATTCCCACTTGTAGAGGAAGGCAAGGTCTATCAACCAGGTGATATGTTTGTGATTGAAAATCCTGAACACGTCGAATTGAATGGCGAAGGAAAGCGAGTCTTGATTCAGACAAATCAGTCTTTTACTTACAAAGGCGAATCCTTCAAGCAACTTGAAGGCGTACCATCTCAAAATGGTATTCTTGCAATCTGGAAGTGGGAAGGCCAAAAGAATGGAAGTGATCTTGAAACTACTCGAATTCCTGCACAATAGATTGGAAGTGGTCTGATTGGAATTACTAGCATTTCTAGATAAATTGAGCCCGATTCTAATCGTGATTATTCCTAGCTATTTCTCTTTTAAAAGCACGCAGAATACAAAAGAGACTGACAAACAAATCAGTCTCTTATCTGACAAAATTAGTGCTATTGAAAAGACAGTCTCGAATGTTGAGACTATCGGCAAAGATAATAGCAAAGGATTGAGCATTATTGGAAAAGGTCTTCAAAGATTACAGCGTTTTCGATTGCAAGAAAACCTAAAAAAAGCCATTAGACGAGGCAATACCAATCAGCATGAGATTGAGGAATTGTCTCGTCTTTATGAAAGTTACGTGGAACTTGGTGGGAATGGAGCCATCAAGGTATTGTATGAAAAATTTCTAGCATTAGAAATTGTGGAGGAAAATATAAATGCAACAGATCAATGAAATTTTACTTAATGGTGCTATCAGCATTCTTGTTATTTTGGCTGGTATCGCAGTCAAATCAATCAAGGAATACCTGGTAAAAAAAGGTGGCGAACAGACGGTCAAGATTATCGAAATCTTGGCCAAAAATGCGGTCAATGCCGTGGAGCAGGTCGCATCCGAAACTGGCTTTAAAGGCGAGGAAAAGTTAGAACAAGCACGAACTAAAATCCGTTCAGAACTCAACAAGTACAATATCAGCATGACTGATCGTGATCTTGATACATTCGTTGAGTCAGCTGTGAAGCAAATGAACGATGCGTGGAGAGGGGAATAGTAATGGATATTGACACAAGCAGATATAGAGAAGGACTTCCTCAAATCGGATATGCTCCTTATCGTCAAATTCACGCTCATTCGACCGGAAACAAGAAATCAACCGCACAGAATGAAGCTGACTACCATATGCGCAGACCTGTTGAATCTGGCTTCTTCTCACACGTTGTCGGTAATGGACGTGTAATGCAAGTAGGGCCAGTAAATAACGGTTCTTACGATGTGGGTGGTGGTTGGAATTATGAATCTTATGCAGCAGTTGAACTGATTGAAAGTCATTCGACAAAAGAAGAGTTCATGGAAGATTACCGTTTGTATATCGAATTACTACGAAATCTAGCAGATGAAGCAGGACTTCCAAAAACTTTAGATTCGGACGCGTTGGAAGGTATTAAGTCGCATGAATACTGTACAAATAATCAACCTAATAATTATAGCGATCACGTTGATCCATACCCTTACTTAGCAAGCTGGGGTATTAGTCGCAGTCAATTCAAGCACGATATCGAGAATGGATTGACGGTTGAAAAAGGCTGGAAACAAAACACAACAGGCTACTGGTATGTTCGAGAAGATGGCTCTTATCCAAAAGAGAAATTTGAAAAAATCAACGGTACATGGTATTACTTTGATGTTTCTGGCTATATGTTGGCAGAACGCTGGAAGAAACACACAGACGGTCGTTGGTACTGGTTTGATAAATCAGGTGCCATGGCCACAGGTTGGAAAAAGATTGCTGAAAAATGGTATTATTTCAATCCTGAAGGCGCTATGGCCACAGGTTGGGTGAAATATAAAGATACCTGGTACTATCTTGATGGTAAAGACGGTAACATGGTATCAAACGCATTTATCCAATCAGCCGACAAGAAAGGCTGGTACTACCTAAAATCTGACGGAACACTAGCGGACAAGCTAGAATTTACCGTAGAGCCAAACGGGCTCATTACTACTAAATAAAAAAATACAGAAAGGCTTTCAAAATTTAATTACACTTGACCGCTCAGTTTTTGAGCGGTCTTTTTTGTTTGCTCTGAAAGTACTTTCTAAAATTAAAAAAAGTAATGATTTTTTCACTGTTTTTTATTTTTCCTACGAATAGATAAGTAGGAGGAATAAACATGAAGATTTTAAATATTGAATTAGCAAATGTAGAACAGACAGATTTAGGCTTTGAACATTGGGTAGATGTTACTTACACGGTGCCAATTTTAAAAAATGAGTACACTGTCAAGTTGTTGCTCTTGATGGAATGCAAGATAGAGGACCAGGAAGTGATTGAATACCTGGTATCATCTTGGAAGTATCGTGATTTGGTGTTACATTCTGTGCAGATGTATGAGATGGAAAGGGGCAAAAAAGGGGCAAAAATGTCGTAAACCTCCGGAAAATGATGTAAAAGCAATTATTTTAAAGCTAAAAATATAGAGATTTTACAATATATAGGAACTTGTTGTAAATATATGTAATGGTATTTTTAAAAGCAGATGAAATCTAAAATCACGAATCCTAGGATTCGTGGTTGTTTTTTTGAAGTCATTAAATATGTGTGAGGCATTTTGATGAGAAATCGTTTTTATGCTATACTATGAGTAAGTTAGTCCCTAATTCATTGATAGGATAGCATAAAGGAGGCACCATGAAAATATCTAAAAAAGTATGATTATTTTATTCAGTATTTTAGCAGTCATTGGAATAGCAGTAGGAGGATGTAGTATGCACCAATACCAAAAAAACAAGAAATGATTGCCATTGCGACCAGCGATGAGGCGAAGAAGGTTTATGAACATTTTATGAAATCAAAAGACCCCAAAGCATTCACCGATGAAGGAATTATAAAGAATTATGAGATTGATGAAAGTAGCTTAAGTTATAATCCAATGGGGGGATTAATGGTTTCAGTGATTATCAACAAAGATAATGAATTAAATATAAATTATAATTTGATTGAAAACAAAGATGGCTCATACCATTCAGCATATTATTCTACTTCACCAAAATTATCCAAACTTTTGAAAGGCAATAATGAATGACACAAAATTATGTTAAAGAAGATAACCTTCAAACCGCAATGGCAGAGTATCAGGATAACATGGGTGAAGGAAGAACTTTATATGACCAATATGAAAGAGAACTTGGTACTGTCACCCAAGTCTACAACAATACCACAGGAGCGGGTGAGCAGGTTTATGCAGTTGTAAAAAATCCTGATGAAAAAGCTGAGGATGTACAGGAAAGTTATGCTATACTATAAGTAAGTTAGTACCTAATTTATTGATAGGATAGCGTAAAGGAGGCACCATGAAAAAACCTAAAAAAAGTATGATTATTTTATTCAGTATTTTAGCAGTCATTGGAATCACAATAGGAGGTTGTAGCATGCATCAATATCAAAAAAAACAAGAAATGATTGCCATCGCGACCAGCGATGAGGCAAAGAAGGTTTATGAAAATCATATGAAGGCAAATGATCCTAAAGCATTAACAGAAGATGGAATCATTAAATCATATGATATTGATACAGAAACTTTAGAGTATAATCCAATGGGAGGACTAATGGTAAGGATATATTTTAATAATGATAAGGAATTAGATTTTCACTTTGGCTTAATAAAAGATAATTCAGGTAATTATGAATCTTATGGATATACTGTATCACCTAAATTATCATCTATGTTAAAGGAATCTAAAAAATGAGAAATTATGTCGATGACTCAAATCTTCAGATAGCAATGACTGAATATAACGATAACTCAATTAATCGTGAGGTTAAGGACCAATATGATAGAAGCGTTGGCACTGTCACCCAAGTCTACAATAATACCACAGGAGCAGGCGAGCAGGTTTATGCAGTTGTAAAAAATCCTGATGAAAAAGCTGAGGATGTACAGGAAGTAACGGTTCTCTTTCGTGGTTCTACGGGTCCAGATCATATTTTGAATGAGGCACCAGATGTCTGGAATGACTGGGCAGAAAATGATTCAGTAATAGCTAAGAGAATCATCATGCAAAGTGACCTCAGCGATCGCGATCAATCTACTGAGCAATTAAAGGCTTCTGCCAGAGCTTTGAAAGATATCATGGAAAAATATCCCAATGCCAAGATTAACATTTACGGGCATTCGCTTGGATCTATGGATGCTCAGTATGCTATGGCTGCTCTTGAAGCGGCCCAAATCGAGCGAATCCAACAGGCTTATATCTATAACGGACCTGATGTCTACCGAATCCTTAGCCCTGAACAGAGAAAAATTGTCGAACAGATTAAAGGACGTATCTACAACTATGCTGACCCTAAAGATAAGATTAGTATGGTTGGAAGAGATCCTAACAAGGGTAGTATCGGTTCTGTAGGTATGGTTTATTATGTAGATAGTGAACAAGAAGGTTTTGTAAATCAGCATATGACCTATGGTTATCGCTTAGATAAGGATGGGAAAATTAAAATTCTCTCCAATACCAGTACAGTTGCCTATAACAACTTTCTGATTAAAATGGAGAGTTTCAAAAGGATTAAGAAGAGTCTAGCTGCTGATGGGTTTACATCAAATGAGCAAATCTTTCTCGACTCTGAACAAGCTAAGCTTACGGCTTCAGGTATTTGCTATATTGTAACAGAAGAGCTAGGCGTTCTCAAAAAAATATATAATGACGGGGTTCAAGATGCAAGTGAAGTGCTTGTATCTTGCAGTAATGTTCCTTGGGGTTTTATCCTAAGTCCGTACGAAACAGAGGTTGCCTATTCTGATGGAGGAGTGACTTATGAAACAACTATTGGTGTCATTCAAAAGAGGTTTACTCCAGTTCTTGATACTGCGAAACAATTAGAGAAAGATTTTACAGATTTAGAAAAGCAAATCAAAAACGGTATTCAGAAAAAATTAGATGAAGATAAAGAATTGGCTAATGAGTTTAATCAATGGGAGAGTTTGATATGATAGAGGATGAAATTAGGAAAAAGCGGCAGCGTATTGAAGAATGTGAGGATGACTATCGACGTTCTTACAAAAGAATCGAAAATCAGTACGAAGAAGCAAACTATAAGTTTCAACAGTTGCGTCATATGATTGAAGAAAAACATCAAATTATTTCTCATTCCTTAGATCAACTAGGCGGAGACACAACCGAATGGCGTTATCAATCCAATCGACTAGCCTCCAACTTTAGTCAGCAAATCGAGATGGCGTATAGAAATAGACAAGGACAACTCGAACAAGAAGAATTGGAGCTCGAACAGGATTACAAGCGTCAACATCGTCTCTTAGAAGATGAGCTTGCTAGAGCTCATGAGCAACAAAGGCTCATAGAAGAACGAGGTTAAGGACCATGGCGAATGTATTTGATTACATTAATGATTTTTTCGCAGGAGGAGAGGAAGCTCTACGAAATATAGAAAAAGAGTTAGAACGTTCATTTATAAAAAATATCTTGGCTCCAGCAAAAAAAGCTCGTATTTCCACTATAGAAAAAGATACAGAAAAATATATGAAGATTTCTCTATTAAGTGCTCAAGAAAGTTTGAAAGAAGTTTCGAAAAACATTGATAGTTCGATGAAGGGAGAATTTTCTACAAAAGTAGTTGAAACTTTAGAAACAAAGAGTAAAGAATATCCAGATGCTTTAAATGGTACAAAGTAGACTTTTAGTTTTTAAGGTAAAATTCCAGTAAGTTGCTTTTTATTGCAGATAAAATTTAAAACCACGAATCCTAGGATTCGTGGTTTTTTCTTATAGACTAGTAGAGTGTTTTGGTTGCACTTTTTGTTGAGGGTCGATGTAGTTAATGGCATTGTTAACAGCTGTTGGAGCTTCACCAAGACCTGTTGCAATCAAGTCAATCTTACCATCGTAGTAGCAGCAGTCACCAATAGCGTAAATTCCAGCTTGGCTTGATTCTTGCTTGCTATTGACAATAATCTTATGGCGATTCAGTTCTAATCCCCAGTTTTTAAGATTACCAACTGATGATTTGAAGCCATAGTTGACAAAGAGGTGGTCGAGTTCAATAGTTTCGGTCTCATCGGATTTGACTTTTGTGATTTCAAGCTTGTCAAGAGTTTTTCCATCTCCAAGAAGTTGACTTGGTACAAATGGTGTTTTGATGCTAACAGATGATTCTTGAAGGGCTTGGACACTATGTTCAAGCGCACGGAAGTTATCTCGACGGTGAACAAGTGTAGTTGGAGCAATCTTTTCAAAAGCTAAGGCCCAATCCACAGCAGAGTCTCCTCCACCCAGAATGGTTACTTTCTTGCCAGCATATTGTTGAATGTTAGAAACGTGGTAATGGATATTTTCATAACTATCAACACCATCCAATTCAAGTGGACGCGGTTTAAA